AACTTTGTTGCATCTTTGATTGGTTCGACTTTAGTAAGTCCAGGAACAACGCTCCACCATTCAACTTTACAATCAGTTTGGTTGGCCATTTACCCATTCTCCTACACTAAAGCACTTATGTTCAATAGTTTCTTTTAATTTGTCAGTATCAGCACACGTAAATTTTTGATATTGTGCCTTAATGTTTTCCGGCATTGGAATTTCTTCAATCTTTGCACCATACTTGTTTGCAACAACTTGTGCAACTTGTAAAAATGAAGTAGCAACTCCCATACCAATGTTCCAAATACCACTCTGGTCAACATCAAGCATTTTTTCATGCATCATTGCAACGTCTTCAACACAAATAAAATCACGTTTGAACTTACCACTGTTTTCAAACACTTTTATGACACCAGTTTCTTTGGCTTGTTTAGTAAATTTACTAACAGGGCTCATCATATCGCCTTTGTGTTCTTCTCCGTGACCATAAACATTGAAATATCTAAAGCCTTGTATGTTAACTCTAAATTCATTTAGGTGTTGTGTTACAAATCTATCAACAAGATACTTTGTCCAAGCATAAGGACTGCGAGGATCTAATTCTAAGTCCTCTCTAAAGTGTGTTTGTTCTCCATATACACTTGCCGAACTTGCATATTGTAAAGAAGTACCCATCATATCACAAATTTCAATTAACTTCATTGTGTATTCGTAGTTGTGTTGCATAATCTTTTCAACATCACGTTCAGTTGTACTTGAAATTGCACCCAAGTGTATAATTCTATCGTATTGTTGAGCATCTGGAAACTTATTAATCTCCCAAGGAAAGCCTTCCACATCATGTCCTTTTGCTTTTAGGTATGATGCTACGTTTGAACCAATAAATCCTTCGTAACCTGTAACTAAAATTCTCATGTTTTTATCTTCTCTATAATACTTGTTGTTGAATTGTTTTCTACTGTTGGAAAAATGTCAACTTCTGCAAGTTCATTACCTACAACAGTATCAATGGTGTAATCGCCACCTTTAACTATTAGGTCTGGCTGAAATCTTTTGATACTTTCTAACGGAGTATCTTCATCAAATATAACAACCTGGTCAACCCATGGTAAAAGTTCTAATGTCATCTTCCTTTGCAAGTGATTATTAATAGGACGGTTCTCACCTTTGAGTCTTTTAGTACTTGCATCACTATTAATACCTACAATTAATTCTCTACCCTTTGACTTTGCATGTTTTAGTAGTCTAAAATGACCTTCATGTAATATATCAAATACACCATTAGTCCATACTACTTGTCTTTTCAAGTCTTCAGGTTGTATAGCATACACACCTCTATGTTCTACTGATCTTGCGCCAGCGTAACATGCTAACTTGCAAGAAGCAAACACATCAAGACCATTATTAATACCATATGCAATAACAGCAAGAACAGTATCACCTGCACCTGTTACATCTGCAACTTCTCTTACTGGTTCTTGGTAGTGTTGATACTGTAAATCACGACTTATCACATGTATTCCGTTTGCACCATCAGTTACTACAAGGTATTCCCAACCGTAATCTTTTAATTTTATAAGTGCAGTTTCTTTTTTAAACTTTCCAAACCATGATTTGTATTCTTTCATGTTTGGTTTAACAAGATATGCACCTTTATAAACTTCAGGTCCTTGTTTAGGATCAACTAAAACTTTGCATTTTTTATTATTAAGTTTTTCTACTAAATTTACACCAATAGAACCTTTGTTATAATCACTTAAACAAACTATATCGTCTTGCTTAACTTCTTGTAATAACGATTGTTGTGCGTTACCTCTATATTTCTTTTCTTTATCCCAACGCATGATGTGTTGTCCACGTTGACCTACTAATCTTGTCTTAGTAGTTGTCATTTCTGCATCTGTTTGTATACGCGAATCAATATTGTTTTTATGTTCTAATATTTTTAAAACATCAAACCCTTCATCGTCCATGCCAACTGCACCAAACAGGGAAACATTGTCAATAATGTTACTTAGGTTAAGTGCAAGATTAGCCGCACCTCCTATGCTGTTTTTCTTTTCAATTTCCTTCAATACTGGTACAGGTGCTTCAGGACTAATTCTACTGGCTTTACCAATAATCCAACTGTCCAGCATTATGTCGCCGTAAACTTTTACCATGTTAACTCTCTAATATATCGATCAATTCAAACACTGTTTGTAATTTTGTGATATTAGTTTTGTTTTGTAGTGTGTTCCTTAACCCTTGATGTAACGGTTTTGGATACTTGCTAAAACTTGCCCATGCATAGCCATCATGTTCATCGTTTAATGTTGGTAAGAATTCTTCTTTAACAACTATAAGATATGTGTGGAAGTTAAACTTTTCGTCAGTACTGACAAAGGTTTCTAAGGGGATAGTTTTAACAGAGTTTGGTGTATTACCAATTTCTTCTTGAATTTCTCTATGTAAAGCATCAATAGGTGATTCGTCAACAGCACCTCGGCCGCCTACGAGTCCCCAAACATTGTTTTGTTTGCTTTGAGTTCTATGTAAAAATAGAAAACGTTTTGTTGATAATGCATAAAATAATGCACCACTGCAATTGATTTTGTCGCTCATACAAGTAATTATTTAAAATTGTATGCGCCACGCTCCATTCCGGTATTCGCCTTCAATGGATTTGACCCATTCTGAGCCTGTCCATTTGTATTGGATACCTGTATTTAGATTAGTTGTAAATTTGATGTCTGACTGTGTGCTTGAATCAAATAGTATTTGCCATTTTGTACCAGTCCACTCAATAATGTCATTTTCGCCTGCAACAAAGTCTGTATTGTCTGCATTTTTCCAAGCATCAGCACCGTCGGTATTTGTTGCACTACCTATAGGACCTAATAATAACACTCTAACACCGTTAACTGATTTAATAGTAGTTGGATTAAAGTTAATTGGATCGATAATGTAATCTATCTTATTTCTATCGCCTGTTGAACCAGTAAGTACCATATCACTTGGAATAGTATCTTGGTCCCAATTAATAGTCAACGTTGTTTCGTCAGTTGGGTTAACTGCTACAGTTCCGTTAACACTTTGATTAATGTCTAATCTTGTTAATTGTATTTGACTTAGTCCTGATCTAAATTTACCTGGTAATGCTTCAAAGAATCCGTTCCAGTTAGTATTACCAACAACACCTTTGTGTATTAGTTGTGCTGTATTACCTAATACAAGTACATCATAATCGTTGTATGCTGTAACGGCAATTCCTGCACTATCCTTACGTGTAATAGTTCCGTCTTTATCTTCTTGAAATACACCTTCAGCAAATTCATCATTGTATGATTTTAATTCAGGCATTGTAGCACCAAGGTCAACATTACCTGTATCTTCGTTAAAGATACTCATTATAATATTTGTTATAACACCAAGTTTTTTAACTTTAACTGGAGGTGAAATATATATAGGCGCACTAAACGTTAATGACCCTACATCAATCTCGCTTTCAGTACCTGTAGGCATTGACCTACTACTAAAGTTTACAGCATCTAAGTCGACTACACTTAAACTTGTCCAGTCAATATAGTTGTCAGTAGTTTGTATTTCTAAACTCGGGTTGAACAGCATTAATATCTGTTCCATAATTTGTAATTTTTGTTCTGTGTTAGTTGACCATATGTCAGCATTAACAGTTAACTTGTAAGGTGTAGGCATTAAACGCTCTACTGTTACATTTTTACCTTGTGTGTTTAAGTATTCGTTGTTTACACTATCATAATCTCTTTCACGCAAGTGTACCTTACCAACAAACGAAGCATCTGCAAGTCTATCTCTATCTAATTCTAATCCTGTAATGTAAACACCAATACGTGGCGCACTTGGAATTTTATTCTCACTATTGTCTCTAAGAATATGCCCAACTTGACGAGTAATATCTCCGTACATCACAGGTACTTGTGTTAACTCGCCCTTACCGTCTTTGTAAGAGAAGTTACTCATTAGTCTAACCATTTGAGTAATGTATCTTCTTATTTGCCCATCATAAAAATGTTGCATTATTTTTTACCTCTGCATGAAGCACATCTACAGTCATGTAAACAAAAATGTACAACTGCCATTGTAAACCACATCCATGTCATTTCACCTATACCAAACAAATTAGGTCCGTGACCCATATGTCCCATGTCTTGATATAAGAAATACATTCCTAATATTGCAAATAGTAGTCCTGCAATGTTATGTCCAAATCTATACATTAATTATCCGCCTTTGGTTTAAGTGCATTAGCAAGACTTTGACGTTCTTCAATAGTTTCGCCTGCAATAGTTCCTGAATTTGTATTATTAATAAATCCAGTTTTGTGTGTGTTTCTTGTATCTTTGTTTGATAGGTCCATACGCACTTTGTCTTCCATCTTAACCCAACGCTGTCCATCAAATCTAAATAATCTGTTTGGCATAAGATCAGTTCTTAAGAAGTAATCGCCTTTAGTTGTATCAGTTGGGAAACCAGTGCCATGTCCAAACGCTTCTCCGTTTGGTGGAATACCGTCACCTAATAAGTAACCTTGATATCCTTCCCTATCTGGAGTTTGATTAACTCTGTCAGCAGTTTCACCACTACCACTTGCATCAAGTGTGCTTATGTCAGTTGTAACAAGTTCTGGTTTTCCTTCTGCATCTGTTTGAAGTGTATAAAAATTAGTTGTGTCGTAACCAGATTGTGGAGAGTCTGCTTCTGCTTGATTTAAGATAGCATCATTAATTTGCATCTCTTTGTCGTATGTACTAAGAACATCACGTAGTGTTTGTGACGATCCTTCTTCTGTTGGTAAATCAAGTATGTCTTTAAATTCTTGTGAGTCAACAATTTGTTTCATTTTTACACGATACAAATGTGGGTACCAACTTTGTGAAAATCCTTCTGCCGCTCTGTTTACATCTTCAACTACATAGAAACGTTTTAGTGCTACTTGGTAATCATTTAATGCATGTTCATCTTTTAAGTGAGGCAATTCAAGTACATCACCTGGCATAATTTTTCTACCAAGTGTTTTTACACTATAGTTGATCGGTATAGTCATAAACAATGTATCGTTAGTTAAGAATAAACCAAATTGGCTCATATCAAAGTCAACATCTTGGGTGTTGTATATTCCTCTTATAACGTAGATATCTGGATCATACTTTCTATCACGGTTTTCCATGAATAGCATGTCCTGTATATTTGTTTCTTTTACAGCGTCATAGCGAGGCTGTGACGGAGTGGCATCTGCTTCGTCCGGATTCTTAGGACCTAAGTACTTGTGTACAAAAACATCGGTTCCGCCAACTGTAAACATCTCTGTTATAGTTTTATCAAGGAAATCGTAGTCTTTGCCCTTCTCGGGTTTGTATAAACTTATTCTCGGCATTGTACTTGTATTTATCGAACGCATAAATACTAATGGAGACGAAAGATTATGGCAAATATAACAACAGCAAAACAAGAAGTATTTGATTATGTAAACGCAATGTTAGGCGGAGGCATGATTGATGTTGAACTTGATCCGGAACACTACGAAATAGCAATTAGAGCATCATTTGACAAATTCCGTCAAAGAAGTGATAATTCTGTTGAAGAGTCATATATGTTTCTCGATCTTGTACTTGATCAGAACGAATACACACTACCAGATGAAGTAGTAGAAGTTAGACAGATGTATAGACGTTCAATTGGCTCACGTACAGGTGGTGGTGACGGTGGTACAATGTTTGAACCGTTCAACTTGGCATACACAAATACATATTTGTTATCAAGTTCTAACATGGGTGGTTTAGCAACATACAATTTGTTCGCAGGTTACCAAGAACTTGTAGGAAGAATGTTTGGTTCATTTATTGAATTTACTTGGAACACAGCAACTAAAAAATTAACTGTTCTACAAAGACCAAGAACAGGCGAGAACGTATTGTTACAAGCATATAACTACAGACCAGACTTCCAACTACTTTCAGACTATCTTTCAAAGCAGTGGATCAAAGATTACACACTTGCTAAATGTAAATTCATGCTTGGAGAAGCACGTAGTAAATTTGCTACTATCGCAGGACCACAAGGTGGATCAACACTAAATGGTGACGCACTCAAAGCAGAAGCACAAGCCGAAATGGACAAACTTGAAGAAGACCTAAAATTACAGGTTGCAGGTGGTGTTGGTTACGGTTTCAGTATTGGTTAAAAAGTACTTGACAAACGCATAAATTTATACTATACTATAACTTAAAATAAACTTATAGGAGTATTATTTGTGCTAATAGGCATTTGCGGTTTAATTGGATCTGGTAAAGATACAGTCGCTCAAAATTTAATAGATAATCATAACTTTGTAAAGATATCATTTGCTGATAAACTAAAAGACGCAGTTGGTGTTATGTTCAATTGGGATAGAACACTGCTTGACGGCAAAACTGATGAGTCAAGAGAATGGCGTGAGCAAATAGATCAATATTGGACACAAGAAACAGGTAGAGAAATTACCCCAAGACTTGTACTACAAGAATTTGGTACAGAATGTATGCGTAATGGATTTTACGATGGAATTTGGGTAAGTCTTACTAAAAAGCATATTATAGATAATCCTAACACAAACTTTGTAATACCAGATGTACGCTTCCCTAATGAAGCAAAAATGTTATACGAAATAAACGGAGAAGTTTGGCGTGTAAAACGTGGACAAGATCCTATCTGGTTTAGAATATATCAAGATGTTGGTGTTGAGCCTAAAGATGTACATGCATCTGAATGGGCCTGGGCACATACAAAGTTTTCACAAACTATTGATAATAATGGTACGTTATTAGATCTTAAAAATCAGGTTCAAGATCGCCTTGTTTCCAACGTGACCCCTCTCTCTGCATAGCAACCTGACAATTAGCACAGATAGTTTTCATATTACTGGGCCTATTATTATTTAGATCACCGTCAAGGTGAAACACTCGCATTTGCTCTCTATATGTGGCTTTGAAGTTACATTTTTCGCAATGCGTCTTTTGTCTATACCCGGCGAGATACCATTTTGGTTCGCCCAGTTCTTTACCCTTGTTGCGAACACATATATCGCACTTGGATCTATAAAAAGTCTTGTTGCCTTTCCTATAATTAACAGCAACAGGTCTTTTACCGCACTTGCATAAAGGTCTCATACTTGTATTTACCTACCCTTTTGATGCCCTTTTTCAATAGGTGTTTTGGATACTTTTATTGCAACGTTGCTAAATACATATAATAAGTTCAACAGGAGAACAAATATGGCAAACTTAGTATCACCCGGAGTACAGGTCAGCGTTATAGATGAAAGTTTCTATACACCTGCTGAACCAGGGACTACCCCAATGATTTTTGTTGCAACGGCGCAAGATAAAGCGAACGCCAGTGCAACAGGTACAGCAAGAGGAACAACGAAAGCGAATGCTGGAGTTCCGTTTTTGCTTACTTCACAAAGAGATTTATCCGAAACTTTTGGAGATCCTTTATTTTATACAGATAACAACAATAACCCAATTCATGGATCAGAGATTAATGAATACGGTCTACAAGCGGCTTACTCATACTTAGGAGTTTCCAACAGAGCATTTGTTGTAAGAGCAGACATTGACTTAAATGAGTTACAAGCAACTGCTACTGCACCAGCGGCTGATCCGGCTGATGGAACTTACTGGTTTGATACGCAAATTAGTAGAATGGGCATTTTTGAGTGGAACGGCAACGCCGCTACTACTACAGGTGGACAAACGTTCACTATGAAAACACCTACAGTTATTACAGACGCAACTAAATTAGTTGGCGGACAAGCAACGGGTGCTCCTTTAGCATCAGTTGGTGCAATTGGTGACTACGTAACAGTAGCAACAACTACAATTAACAAAACGTACTACAAAAACACAAGTGGTGCTTGGGTTAAAGTTGGAACTGATGCATGGCAAGCAAGTTGGCCTACAGCAGTTGCAAGTACAAGTAATCCAACTGTAACAGGTGGTAAAACATTAACTATTAACAGTAACACAATTACAGCATCAGGTACAGCGTTAGCAGATGTTGTTAGTGATATTAACGGTGCAGGTATTGCAGGCGTAACAGCAAGTGCAGTAAACAGCAGATTGAACATTTTTTCAACTGGTGTTGCTCTTGTAATTGCAGACGGTACAGGTTTAGCGGCTGAAGTTGGTTTAACAGCGGCAACTTACAACGCACCAGAATTACAAATTTCAGCACATACAAGTGTGCCAGAATTTAAAACAGCAGACACTACTCCAAGACCAAGCGGAAGTATTTGGTTTAAAACTACTGATGCAAACTTGGGTGCTAAATTAAGTGTTAAAGAATTTAATGGTACTACTGAACTATGGGATAACAAAACTGTTCCATTGTATTCAGATAACATGTCAGCATTAAAAGGCTTAGATTCAACAGGCGGAGGTGTAAACCTTTCAGTTGATACTTACTATGCTCAAACAAATGTTACTGAAGGCGCAAGTCCAGAGTATGATTTTAAAATCTTTAAAAGAGTTGCTACTGGATCTACTAAGATTACATCAGCAATTATTACTGATCAAGTATCTGCGGCAACTTATACATTTACAATGAGCGAGTCAACTACTAACTCAGCAACAATGAGTGCGGCAGTAACAGTTTCGGCTGTTGCAACAGGCGCGGCGGCAGACGCTGAAGAAATTGCAGGTCAAATTAACAGTGCTGGCTTTACTAACATTGTAGCAAGTGTAGACGCTTCAAACAGAGTTGTAATTGAACACAACGATGGTGGAGAGATTAGAATTGTTGATACCGATGGTGGATTAACATTAGCAGGATTTACTCCATATGTTGATGCAAACACAGGTACAGCGAACTTATACTATGTTCCAGGAACAGATAGTTCAACTAATCCTAAGCAGTTTATGGCTTCGAATTGGCAAGTACTATCATACACAGCAAGTGATGATGCACCAAGTGCATTAGCATTAGATGGTCAGTTATGGTACAACAGTATTGTTGACGAGTGTGATATTATGTTACACAACGGAACTACTTGGGTAGGTTACCAAGACAGTTCTTCAGGCTTTCCAAACAGTTCACCAAATGGTCCAATTGTTAGTGCAACACAACCAACTACACAGTCAGATGGTTCAGCACTTGTAAACGGAGACCTTTGGATTAGTACAGCAGACTTAGAAAACTATCCTGTAATTTACCAATACAATGGAACTACATTGAAATGGGTATTAAGAGATAGCACAGACCAAACTACAGAGAATGGTGTGTTGTTTGCAGATGCACGTTATAACACTTCAGGTGCTAACAGTGGATCAGAAGGTACTATTGCAGACTTAGCGGCAAGTAATTACTTAGACCCAGATGCTCCAGATCCAGCACTATATCCAAAAGGTATGTTGTTATGGAACTTAAGACGTTCTGGATTTAATGTTAAGAAATTTGTACGTAACTCAATTGACGTAGCAGAAGATAATGCACGTAACGGCGACGAATCAATGGCGTCTTACTATCCACACAGATGGGTAACTGAAAGTGCTAACCAAAGTGATGGTTCAGGTACATTCGGTCGTAAGGCACAGCGTAAAGTTGTTGTACAAGCGTTACAGGCACTAATGAATAGCAACCAAGACATTAGAGATAACGAATCAAGAATCTTTAACTTATTAGCAACTCCTGGTTATCCAGAGCTAATTGGTGAAATGGTTACATTGAACAATGACAGAGGCTTAACAGCATTTGTTGTTGGTGACTCTCCAATGAGATTAGCAAGTGATGCTACAGGAATTAACAACTGGGCAACAAACGTTAACGGTGCTGTTGAAGATAACGATAATGGATTAGTAACAAGTGACGAATACTTAGGTGTGTTTTATCCAAGTTTATTCACAAGTGATAATGCAGGTAACAACGTAGTTGTTCCAGCAAGTCATGGTATACTTAGAACTATTGCATTAAGTGATCAAGTTAGTTACCCATGGTTTGCTCCAGCAGGAACAAGACGTGGTGGAATTACTAACGCTTCAAGTGCAGGCTTTATTGATAACGAAGGCGAGTTTAAAACAGTTGCTCTTAACGAAGGTCAAAGAGATACATTGTATAGCAACAAGGTTAACCCAGTAACATTCTTAACTGGTGCAGGTCTTGTTAACTTTGGTCAAAAGACAAGAGCAAAAAATGCAAGTTCTTTAGATAGAATTAACGTTGCACGTTTAGTAATTTACTTACGTGGACAGTTAAACAAACTTGCTAAGCCTTACATATTTGAGCCTAACGATAAGATCACAAGAGACGAGATCAAACAACAAGCAGATAGTTTAATGCTTGAGCTTGTAGGACAAAGAGCGTTATATGATTTCTTAGTAGTGTGTGACGAAAGTAACAACACTCCATCAAGAATTGATAGAAACGAACTTTATGTAGACATTGCAATTGAACCAGTGAAAGCAGTGGAATTTATTTACATTCCATTAAGACTTAAAAACACTGGAGAAATAGCGGGCCTATAATATGATAAATAAAAGTAATAGGAGCAAATAAATGGCAATTTCATCACTTTCAAGACTAACAGTACCTTTGGACAGCAATTCATCTGCAAGTTCACAAGGTTTGTTAATGCCAAAATTGCAGTACCGCTTCAGGGTGTCACTGGAAAATTTTGGAGTGTCAACACCAACTACTGAGTTAACGAAACAAGTTGTCGATGTAACAAGACCCAACGTAACTTTTGAACAGATTACACTTGATGTATACAACTCAAAAGTATTCCTTGCAGGAAAACATACTTGGGAACCAATTACATTGAACTTACGTGAAGATGTAAGTAACAACGTTCAGAAACTTGTTGGCGAACAGTTGCAGAAACAGTTTGATTTCTTTGAACAATCAAGTGCGGCATCAGGTGCAGACTACAAATTCGTTACACGTATTGAAATATTAGACGGTGGTAACGGTGCAAACACAGTTAATGTGCTTGAGACATTTGAGTTATATGGTTGTTATTTAGAATCAGCAAACTACAATCAGTTAGCATACGCAACATCAGACGTAGTTAGTGTAGCATTAAGTATTAGATACGATAACGCTGTACAATCACCACAAGGAACAGGTATTGGTACTGCTGTAGGCAGAACTGTAAACACACTTGTTACTGGCGGTGGCGCAGTATAATCAAGTTTAAGAGTTTTAAAATAAACGTGGAAAAGGCGCTTAGGCGCCTTTTTTATTCTATACCCACTTTATTTTTTAGATAAATATTAGTATGGCAAATAGATTAACCCCATTCCTTGACAATCTAATATCTGGAGCATTAAGTCCAAAAGGTAACCTTGCAGACTATCAACATGCTTCAAGATTATATGTAAATGATGCATTTAAATTTGCACCAAAGAACAAATTTTTATATCATGTTAGTTTTAATATTAACAGAAAAGCATCGTCAGTTATACCACAGTTAACAGAGAAGCATTCTAACACAATTAATATGTTAGTTAAAAGTGTTGACTTACCTAAGTTTGATATTACTACAGAAGTAAAACATCAATACAATAGAAAAAGAATTTTACAAAAACGTATAGACTATAGTCCTTGCAATTTTGTTTTCCATGATGACAACTACGGTCTTACAACTGCAATGTGGGAAGCATATTATAGATATTATTATAGAGATGGTAACTATGCATCAACTGATACAGCAGGTAGTCCAAACACAACTGCGTCTGCGTACAACAGAGCAAACACTTTTGCAGATGCTAATTCATTAGGATCACAATACCGTTATGGTTTTGATAATGACAGTAGTGATCCTTTCTTTGACAGTATTGTTGTATATCAAATGTCAAGAAAACGTTACACAGCATTTACACTTGTAAATCCTATTATTAATAGTTGGCAACATGATACAATGGACCAAACTGACAACAGTGGTTTAGTACAAAGTACAATGAGTTGTCAATTTGAAACAGTATGGTACACAAGAGGTGCAGTATCTGAAGGAGTTGCACCAAAAGGATTTGCTACAGAACATTATGATAAAACACCAAGTCCATTATCACTTGCAGGCGGAGGCACAGCAAGTTTATTTGGTCAAGGTGGAGTTGCCGCAGGAGCCGCAGATGTATTTGGAGATATTACAAGCGGACAAGCATTTACATCACCAGGTGCATTATTAGGTACAGTTTTAAAAGCGGCCAATACTGCAAGAAATGTTAAAGACTTATCTAAAGAAGGAATTAGACAAGAAGGCTTTGGAATTATTAAAGGAGCCATTGGAGATGTTGGCGGAGTAAATGTTGGAGGAGTTGCAAATACATTCTTTCCTAAGAATGGAGGCAATGGTGGCACAAATGCAATAACAACTGCACTTGCAGGTATTAGTGTTATCGGAGCAGTACAAGCGGCAGTACAAAGTTCAAGTGTAGCAGACGTAACAAACGAATTAGCAAACAACAAAGACAAGTTAGACGCTTTATCAAAAGCAACAACACACAAGAAACAGCATTTAGCCGCAGGGGGTGATGCAGGCGTTAACGCAATTAACGAAGCATGGGATAATGCAAGTGCAGGGTATCAAGAAGCGGCAAATAATAAAACGCTTGAAGACTTGCCTAACATTATAAGGACA